GCTGCAGTTTTTGCAGTTTCGGCTGCTGTCGCAGATGTTGCTGCAGCTGTTGCTGAATTGGCTGCGTCTGTTGCAGATGTAGCAGCTGCTGAAATATTTGCTCCAACTGAGCTTGCATCCAGGCTAACTTCTAAATCTCCGTTTGCATCAAAACCTAATAATTTTCCAGCTCTTGTTGATGCTGTTTGTACTATTTCAGATGAAGTAATATCATTAGATCTTGAAATTTTAATTGCTCTATCTAATTCTTCTTGTAGCTCTTGTTGTTGTAAAGTAATTTTATCAAGAGCTGCCTCATGGGTTTCAGCTGGAAAAGGATCATTAGCAATGTAATCTGTTTCTTGTGTTAAGTTTGTATCTCTTAACAAGACAACTGTATTACCCGTAGCTGGAGCTGATACAAAATTTACTTGTCCACCAGCTGATCCATTATCTACAATAGAATAATGGGTAGTAATAGTTTGTATTGTTTCTGTTCCGTTTGCTGCTCTTAATATTACTGTAAGCTCGCTTGTACTATGTATTGGAAAAGTATAGGCAAAACTTGTAGTCGTACTATCTGCGTTATAAGAATTTTTTACTGTTAAACTTGATACTGTCATATTTTTTTATGGGTTGTTTTTGGAAAAATTATTAGGCGTAGTCCACCTACTATATTTTTCGTATTAAATTAATTTGTCAATTCTGTCTATAGAATTATTCAGAAATTTGCGGTGTATCAGTTGGCTTAATATCGCCTGGATACCACCAATAATCTCTGTTTTCTTTAGTTTGGTATCTTTTTATCACATTGTTGTTTCTTTTATGAAATTTAGGATCAATTAAATTCTGCAGCGTATCTACTATAATCCTTTCCCATGCTGCTCTAAGATACCATATTGAGCTGCCTGGGGTATATTTTTTAATAAAATTAGAAAACTCTCTGCCTAAAGCTGGTTCTTTACCACCAGGCATATATCTAAATGTTTCATCTATTAGACCAAAAACATCTTTAGCAAAAGCTACTGGTAGTCCAAGTAAAGCATCTGTAATATCTGTTCCGTAGTTTTCTCCCTCTGCCTCTTGATAAACTAGATCTCCAAAAATACCTAATCCACCACCACCAATTAATCTAGCTAACCAGTATTGAAACATTTGTGTTTTATCTAAAGTATTGAGATTAATTATATCTCTACCTTTTAATACTTCTCTCATCTCATGCGAGTAAGCATTCATTAAAGTTGTACCAATTAAAAATGGTACTAGATAACCAGCTTTGCCTTTCAAACCAGTTTCTCTTAAACCTCTCATTATGTGAGTAAAACCAATTGCAATTGCAAAATTTTTAAACATCAATCCAGATGCTAATATTTCTCCAGCAAATGTGCCTGGTTTATTTTTACCCATAACAGCAACTCTGCCTCTAATAGCAGCTGTAGGTATAGCGTGATCTGTTTCCGTAAAGATCATTTCCATAATTCTGCCATGCAATCTATTAGCCTCTGATGGATCTAAATCAGATCTTTTTAATAAATCTTCTGGCTTAAAAAACATAGCCTCGCCAGGTTTCATATTTGGATCATCAATAGCAGCATCATATAATTTAGTTTTTCTTATAACATCCCAATCTCCCTCTCTTATTCCATAAGTTTCTAAAGTTTGTGTAAGAGATCTTCCGTAAGATTGAGCTTTAGATTTTTTAGTAAGCTCGCCAAGTTCTTTCCAAGATAAATTAAAATTATCTCCTAAGAAACCCATAAACTCCATACCAAAAGCCCAACGACCAGCTTGTGTTAAATGTGATAAACCAGATGCTCTAAGTGTCATATCTGATAACATCTTTGCAAGTATTGGTGCATCAGTATCTATAAAATATCTATTAGCAGCTGATGCAATAGATGACCAATGTTCAGCAACTAACCCAGCTCTAATAGCTGCCTTAGACCAACTTTTATCAGTTTTTAAACCATCCTTAATTAATTTTAATGCTTTTCTATTTGCTTTGTATGCGGGTAATCCAAGAAATTTAGATGTCATTCTTGAAAAGAAAAAGTCTGATTGCGCAAGTAGTGTTGCAGATCCAATAACAGAAGAAGTTAGAATATGTCTCAAACCAGCAAATCCCATTGCCCACCATTTATCTACTCCACTATTTAATCTACCAGAATGAGCTAAGTATAAATTTTCTAATCCCTCTATTTTAGATCTAACACTTTCTCTTTCTTTAATTGGTAAGTCTTTTGTATTAACTCTTATAAGATCAACTAAATATCTAAACCCAGCGTTAGGATTTGGTCCCAAGGCTCTCATCATTGCAGTATCTCTGCTGATGCTTTCTAAATGCTGGTATATTGTTGATATAACATCTTCATCGCCAAACTTAGCTTGATAAGCCATATAACTATCTGCATCTTTAAAAACTAAAAATCTATGATCTAACCTGGCGTTAGCTGTCATACCAGATGCGTTGCTCATAGTTCTTGAAGTAGATCTTGATCCAGGTACTAATTGACTTACTCCCTCAGTTCTTATTGCATCATAAGTTCTTGGTAATTCTAAAACTAATTCCTCTCTTGTAAATGATCTACCAGTTTTATTATTAATCATTCTTTCAAGATCTAATTTTGGTAAAATATATTCAATCCATTCTTCTTGTGTAGCTTGACCAACTTTAACTGGATTATGTGGCTGTGGTAAATAATTACCTTTTATCTTAGCAACATTACCACCAAACTGATTGTGTCTAGTTCTTGCAAGTTCTATAGCTTGATTTATTGCTGCAGCAAATTCTTTTGCTAAAGGATTAGCAGTAGATCCAGGCTCTAGTATTTCTTTAATAATTAATGGAGTAGTCATTTTTTGAAACTTATTTCTTCTGCCAAAATAACTTGTTCTATACTTCTCCATAAACTGAGCTAAAGGTGCGTGTACTAAACCAAGCTCAGTTCTTTTCATATTAGTAATAGATAAGATTTGATTGCCAGCATCTTGATCAAATATAGATCTTATACCCTCAATAATATCTTTATTACCTTTTACATCTGTATAATTTTCTACAGTAAATTTATTTTGTGCTTGTGTTCTTGCTTGAAATAATGCGTTTCTTTTAGATCTAATTCTTTTTTCTAATTGTACATCCCATGTTTCTTTAGCAGCAGCTCTTTCAGCCTCAAAGTCATTAAAACCTTGAGACTTAAATTTTTTGTATTGTTTATCAAATTCTATTCTATGTGCATCTGCAGCATCAGATGTCATTTCTCCATCTCTAAGCGCATTGCTAATACATTTTAAATAACTCATTTACAATCCTTTAATCTTTCTAAGGCTTGAGCTGCCTTAGCATCATTTTCCATAAACTCTCTCATAGGCTGAACAATATCTACTTCATCTCCAGCTGCATCTATTCTAGTCCCTATATGAATATTAGTGTCTATTAACTCTTCTGATCCTAATTCTTGTTTTCCTACTGCTGTGAACCAGGCATCGTCTAATTCCATTTTTATATTTTCTTTTGCCTTTTCAAACGCAGCTAAACCTTTTGCTGTTTTAAAATTATTAGCTTTACCTAAATCACGAAGTTTATGAGATCTAGTTAAAATATCTCTCATGGATTTAAGTCTTATTTGCAGCTCAGCTGTCATACCATCTTTAGTTAAAAGCTGTATATGTATTCCTCTATATCCATCACTTCTATTTGGAGGTAAATCTGTTTTCAAAAAATTATCAAATTCAATATCTTTTACTGTATTTCTAATATCTTGAGCTACAGCTCTAGCCTGGTCAATTGTATCAACATCTATTCTAGCTCTTAAAAGATCTGAAACATGAGATGCTGATCTCATTCTTGCCACTTTTTTATTTAACCTTTCTAATCCACCTTTTTCCTTGTGTTTTAATGAAATTTCATATTCAGACCCTTTGTGTTTTTCTTTAAACTTTTTTAATAATGCCTCATATCCGTCATAATTTTTTTCAGCTCTTGAAATTAATGCTGTTAAATCGTCTGTGTTATGATATATTCTGTTATTAGTTATGGAGCTTTTAGAACCAACAACAATATTATCATCCCCACGAAATGATGGAGGAGAGGCTGTAGCATCTGCAAAAACAGTAGATGGTGGAGTAGCTTTTGTTCGTTGGGATCCAGTTGCTAAATCCTGGTTAATAGATAATGATTTAACTGCTGGAGATGTGCTTACACTTCCACCGCTGCCAACATCATCTTTTATTTCTTTAGAAATACCCTCGCCTAATATTGCATCTGCAATTGATGGATCTTCTGAGGCTTGACCAACTTTAGGCTCACTAAATAATTTATTTGTTGTTAAGTCTTCTTCAAATTTCGGAGGTATCGTTGATGTCTCAATTTCAGTTTTGTTAGCTCCAAATGACTGGCTAACATCGCTCCCTCTAAAATCTCCTTTCGCAGCTGCGTCATCGATAGCTTGCTGGAAGAATTTTTCAGCATCCCCTCGTTTTCCATCTTTGAGGAGTTGAGCTGCTTTTGTGAGTTTGTCTGAGAGTTCTGCACCAGCTCTCGTTGCGATCTTTTCAAATCTTTCTCCAACTTGCTCATATATTAATCTTTGCTCCTCATTGTTAAGTTTGTTTAATTTATTTCCCGCTTTTTGTAAAGTTGTATCATTTTCAACAATAGTCTTAAATGCAGCACTTCTCTTATTAATATTCTTTTTTGCCCAGTTTAATAGCTGAGATCTTTCTACTAACAAAGTTTCTGCAAAAAAATCTGTACCAAATAATGTGTCTTGTTTAGTGACAGTTTTAGGTAGTGTATTTGTTAATCTTAATGTTTGCTCTAATTCTCCAATATTAGAAAATTTTTTATCTTTTAAAATTTTAATTATATTTGCGTGTAAAGATTTATCTTCAATAATCTCTCCAACTTTAGCACCCAGGTTTTCAAGCTGTCTATTATTAGATACCATCCCCCAAGCATCATCGCTTAATTCTGTTAAGCCAAATGTATTTCTAACTAAATTAGTTCTTGGTGGTAAAAATTTTTTTATTTGTTCCGCATCAACACCATATCTGGATCTTAGTATTTTAGCAGCATCAGTAGCTGAACCAGTATTATTCATAAGATTAACCATTAAACCTTTAACCATAGCCTCATCTGGAAACACTCCATCTACTTCTCTAAATGTATGAGCTAATAATTCTATTTTTTTTCCTTGAGCTGATAATCTTTTAGCTAAACCTAATCTTTGGTGTCCATCAACAATTGCTTTTTTTCCATTTGCAAATTCATAAACTAAAACTGCACCAGCACTTGGAGCATCCCATTCTGTGACATTTGCAAGTTTATTAGATACACCTCTTTTATCTCCGTCAGTTTTATATTGAAAATTT